AGTAGAATAGAGAACATTATGGCAATTACAAACGGCTACGCCACACTCGCAGAAGTCAAAGCCTCACTTCGCATTACAGACAGTCTTGATGACACACTCCTAGAAACAGCTATCGAGTCTGCTTCTCGGATGATTGACGGCTACACAGCTCGCACCTTCTACAACGCCGGAACAGCTACTAGAAACTTTGCTGCTACCGATGCCCTAAACCTTATTATTGACGATGCTATTTCGGTTTCGGTAGTATCTTCTACCGATGAAGTTGGAGATACTTATGTAGTTTGGGGAGCTAACGATTTCCAACTAGAGCCTCTAAACAGTCGCTCTGACGGACTCTACATGCCATACACAGGCATTAGGGCTGTTGGTGATTACACCTGGCCTGTTGTAGATCAGCAAGCTCTTTGTCGAATCACAGGTGTTTGGGGTTTCTCTGCTGTTCCAATCGCAATCAAGCAAGCAACAGTAATTCAATCCTCAAGACTTTTCAAGCGCCTTGACTCACCTCTTGGTATTGCCGGATTCGGTGACATGGGTGCTATTAGGGTCAACCGCTACCTTGACTCAGATGTAGAGCAACTAGCTATGCCATTTAGGATTATGAGAAACTTCGGCTAATGAGCATTACCGCTATTAGGACTGCACTAGCTACAAACCTTGCAACTATTTCTGGCTTACGCACAGCCGCCGAAGTCCCTGACCTACCTAACCCACCTGTTGCAATCGTCAACCTAGATTCGGTCACTTATGATCAAGCTTACGCAAAAGGAATGACTAACTACAACTTCACAATCACTGTCATTGTTGGTAGGTCTGCTGAAAGAGAAGCCCAGCGCAAGCTTGATGGCTACATTTCAGCAGGGGCAAACAGTGTCAAAAATGCAGTAGAATCAGATAAGACTCTTGGTGGATATGCCTACGACTGCCGAGTCGTGTCAATGAACTCAGTTGGTTCGGTGACAATCAGTGATACAACATACCTGGCTGCTGACTTTACAGTCACAGTCATAGCAAACTAGGAGAAATAAATTGGCAAAATTTTACGCACAAGACTACAAGGTCACAATCGGCACTGCTGTAATCAGCGAGGACATTGCATCTGTAACTCTTGACATCACCGCAGACGAAGTTGAAACCACAGCTTTTGGCTCGTCTTACCGCACCAGAATTGGTGGACTAAAGGATGCATCTGTATCTCTAGATTTCCACCAGGACTTTGGAGCTGGCGCAGTTGACGCACTATTGTTCCCACTTATGGGTTCAACTGTCGCAGTCAAGATTGCACCTACCTCTGGAACTGTAACTGCAACTAACCCTGAGTACCGCTTCTCGGCCTTGGTCACCCAATATCAACCCTTCGCTGGAGCAGTGGGCGATTTAGCCACCCTTTCGGTCACCTGGCCAGTATCGGGCGAAGTTACAAGAGGAACCGCACCAGCCTAATAGTTGCGCTAAGCTTGGATCATGAAACTAAACCTACAAATAAAGTTCACTGATAACCCAGACGAAGTGAAGCATGTTGTTTGCAACCCATCAGACATGATTAAGTTGGAAACAAAGTACGACATTTCGATTGCCAGTCTTGAAGCAAACATCAAGATTACTCACTTGCTTTTCCTAGCTTGGGCAAGTGAAACAAGAACTAAAGCGACTACTGCTCCATTTGAAGAATGGGTGGACAACATTGAGTCCATCAGTCCGGCGGATGAGCAAAAAAAATAGTCGGGCTTGGTGATTCCTCAGCTCACTGGTACATCGCAACACTAGCTTGTGAAACAGGGATAAGTCCCAGAGAGCTAATGGAACTAGATGACAGGATGCTATGGACACTCGGCAGGTATCTGATCTATAAGGCTCAGCACCAAGCACCACGCGCTTAAGAGGACACCCTTCGGGGTGTCCTCTCTTTTTTTGCTTCGGTAGAATAAGTAGAGATAGGTGGTCTAAATGGCTTTGAAACTTTACTCTGGCACTAACAGTGCTGTGAAGGTCTATGCCTCAGACTGGCGGCTCTTTGTGAGAGAACTAAACAAGATTGATCCACAGCAGGTCAAGGAACTCAAAAAACGCTGGAAAGAGATTTCAGAACCAGCTAAAGAAAGTGTCCAGGGTGAGCTTAGGAAAGACCTTGGGTTTGATGGCCCTATGAAGGGTATGCGTCATGGTGGTCGTACAGGTTGGGGAACTAACTACGGAACAACAGGTGGGCCTGTAACCAACGCTAAGCGTAAAAAATACGATGATGTGATTTCTTCAGCTTTGACGAGAAACAAAAAAGGGGCAACAGGCATTGCTCGATTGATTGTAAAGTCTGCTGGAACTGTTCTTTCGGATGTGGCAAAAAGGCATGGTGGTAGAGCTGTTGCAAGAATGTATTACATCAGGGAGTTTGGTGGCCCTCAAGTTATGAGAAGCCATGAAATTCAACCTAGAGCCGTACAGGAGTTTTTGCACAAACTAGGGCCAGTGGTCAAGAAAAGTAAGCGCAAAGTGTCCAGAAATGTTTACCCTGGTTTTGACAAATCCTTACCTTCTGTAAGCATCAAGGCCAAAAATGCTATTGACGAAACCATCCGGTTTGTCGAAAAGAATATTGACAGGAATAACAAATAATGAGCAACATGTTCTTGAACATTGTCAGCACTTTCAAAAATGATGGCATAAAACAGGCTACTAGCCAGCTAGGTGCTTTTGGCTCTGCCGCTGGTGGACTCGGTTCAACTCTAGGTAAAGTCGGAGCAACATTAGCTGGATTCGGTATAGCCTCTAAAGCCGTAAAGTTTACAAGCGAATCTATTGACTCTGCGCGTGATCTTGAGCGAAACATGTATTCGCTTAACACAGTGTTTGATGGTTTTGCCCCAACTATGGAGAAGTTTACCAAGGGCGCGTATGAGATTGGTCTAAGCCAAAAAGATGCTGCCAAAGCTTCGGTATTCCTAGGTTCCGTTCTAAAGCAATCTGGCTTTAGCATGGCAGACACAACAAAAGAAACTCAAAAGCTTGTAACCCTGGGTGTGGACTTAGCAGCAACCTATGGCTACGATGTGCAAGAAGCCTTGCTCGGTATGACCGCCTTGTTCCGAGGTGAGTACGACCCGATTGAGAAGTTCGGTGTCGCCATGAAGCAAAGCGAAATCAATGCCGAGCTTGCAGCAAGAAAGCTAAATCACCTTACTGGTGCTGCTAGGCGTAACCAAGAACAGATTATCCGTATGGAGCTGCTCTATGAGCGAGCTGCCGATGCTATGGGTGCTTTTACTGGTCAGTCAGGAAACTTGTTTGTTGAACAGATGAAGCTGCAGGCTCAGTTTGAGAACATGCAAGCCAGCATCGGTACTCAGTTATTGCCAGTAATGGTAGGTCTTACAGAGGCACTTCTTCCTCTCATTGACTTTATGGGTCCTAAACTTGCTGAAGCTATCAATCAGTCAATTCCAATTCTTCAAGGTTTCATCGCTGAAATAAAAAACATCAGTGACGCAACAACCTTTACTGGTGGAACAATAAAAGTTTTGCTTGATGTATTTGGGGGCTTATTCTCCTTCATTGCTCAAAACTTCGGTGTATTACTTGCTTTTACGGCACTTATAGGTGCTGCCACAGCCGCAGTTAACTTATATACAATAGCCGTCAACTTTGCTTGGACAGCTAGCACCAGGCTATTCGGAGCTATTACGATTCTTGGCACCGCTTTCATAATCGGTGCTAATGCTGCTAGCAATTTGATGACTGAATTAGAAAAAAACAAAGCAGCAGCAGAGTCACTAAACCCTGAGCTAAATGCCACAGCCTATGAGGTTGAGTTTATTGGTGGCAAAATGGGCTTCCTTGCTGGAGCTACTAGCAATGCAACTAAAGAAGCAAGAGCCTTACGCGATGAGCTTTTGATACTTCAAGCTAGCTTTGTTGGCTCAGGTACTGTCTATGGTGGCGGTAAGGGTCTGCGCCATACAATGCGTGATGAAATTAAGAAAAAAGGTGCTGCTGATGCTAAAGCATCCGCTTCTGTGGCTTCGGCTGCTGGAGCTGCCCAGAAAGCCGCAGCAGAACAAGCCGCTAGAGAACTTCTTGCTGCACAACAGCAAGCCGCTAGAGAACTTGCTGCTGCACAAGAAGCGGCTGCTAGGGCAGAAGAAGCAAGATTGCAAAAGAGGTCTGATGCCTATGAGTCTTTTGCTGATGCCGTAAAGTCAACATTCGGTGGAATAAAAGAATCTATCCTTGAATCCTTTAGCTTGCCTGATCTTGGAAATTCGGTCAACTCTATTACCCGAAACATAAAGAAACTTCTTGAAAAAACCAAGGACTTTGCTAGAAACATAACCTCTCTATCTCAGCAAGGGCTTACAAATGACCTTCTTCAGCAAGTTATCGCCGCAGACCCAATGCAGGGTGGCAAATTAGCTCAGGCTTTAGCTGGTGCTGGTGGCGGATTTATTGGTGAGCTAAACCAGGCTTACGGAGAGTTTGGTGGCATAGCTTCGGACATTGCCAATGTGGGAACAACGGCAGCTTTGGCTAATCAAGAAGTAATCAATAACTATTACAACATCGAAGTAAGTGGTGGAGTAGGTTCTGGCCCTTCCATCGGTAAAGCAATCGTTGACGCTATCAAGTCCTATGAGCGCACTTCCGGTGCTGTCTGGCAGGGTGCGTAATGCCAGCACCAGTAGTCAAGGTTGAACTTGGTGCTGATTTAGGTGAAAGAGACCCAAACTCATTCAAGCTTGATGACGCAATCAAGGGTGTTCTTGACAATACAACCTATACGCTGGGTGGGACTCGGTTCTTTGACATTACGGATCGACTTCTGTCTGCCAATACATCAAGAGGTAAGAACCAGGCACTAGACCGCATTGACGCAGGTAATCTAAACATTGTTGTAGATAACTTTGACCGATTGTTCGACCCTCTTTACGAAAACGGCTTTTACTATGGCCAGCTAATTCCTGGTAAGGAAATTAGAATCAGTTGTAATGACTTTCCTGTTATTTACGGAACTGTTGACGACATTGACATTGCTT